TGCGGTCACCCATTGGGCCGATCACTCTGCTGGCTCCAAGGCTGACGCGAGGCTGTTCAACGCTTGGCTGGGGGAAAGGTCGCGCCTTAAGCTCGAAGTCCGTGACGCCTTGCTGGAGATGGCTGGATGAGCGAGCTTTCGCTCTTTGAGGTTGGGGTGGTGGCCACATTGGTCACCATCTCGTTCGCCCTGCCCTATATCATAGGGATTCTGATAAATCTCAAAATGGATAAATGAAAATGAGCATCCAGGACAAGCTCCGTCGCACCCAGTCATACATAGATTGCGTTTGGCCCGGACGCCGAGAGAAAATGGTCAACCCTGATGGCCACGAGGCAGCTGAATACATCGACAATTGTTTGCGTCACATTGGCGCGATCGGCAAGATCGCATATGACAACATCCAAGATCATGACGTGCGCGAGCAAATCCGCAAACATGCACTGGCAGCAATGGAGGGCAAATGATGAATGATGAAGCAGACCTCGAGCTGGCACATGCACTCGAGAAGAAAATAATGAATGTCACCCTTGGCTACAAAGACTACATCATCATGAGTGCTATGACGTTCGCCATGGCCTCGCTGCTCATTTGGGCAAAAGACTCCATGCATGAGGGTCGAACGATGGAAGATGCTTTGGACCTGATGGATGAGCACCTGCGGGATGCAGTCAAAGGCATGCTTGAGAAGAAAAAGAGGATACTGTCGTGAGGCTGCTCTGGGGCAATGAGACGCCGGAATCAATATTGATCCGCAAGCAGAACAGAGCTCTGGTCAAAGATGCCCTCATGACCCTTACCCCGCGAGAACAGCGGATCCTCGATCTCATTTTCGGTTTGACATTCGGAGAGGCAATGAGAAAGACTGAAATCGCCAAAGAGTTTCAGATCAGCCCAACTCGGATCCTGCAGATTGAATTGAAAGCGATCCGCAAGATGAAACACCCATCAAGGTCCCGTCATCTTCGGCCGATGCTGAATGATCTCGGCAATTACGATTTGTGGGGTTCGCAATGACTGAGGTTCAGCGCCTCCGTGACAGGGTTGCAGAGCTTGAAGAGGAGCTCCGCCAGTTGCGTGCGGACATTGCGCCGAAAGATGATACGTTCGCTGGCATACTTACCCGGCAACAGGTGGCATTGCTGAAGGGCATCCGGAACCGCAAGTTCGCCAGCTATGAGTACATCGATCAGGTTCTGGCCGGGCAAGGGAACATAGGCAGGGGCGATGGGGTCGATCTAGAAAAGTTGAGGTCGAAAGTTTCCATATACAATCTTCGCAAGAGGCTGAAACCATATGGCATCAAGATCAAAACATGGCGTGGCGTGGGTTACTATCTGGATGATGAGAGCAGGGCAAAGCTGCAAATGATGATGGAGGGGAAAGATGCGCTGGCATGACGGAAAGCACAAATGGCATCGTTGGTTTGCTTTGTGGCCGATCACCATCACCAATCCGGAAACGAATGCGGACATTACCATATGGTGGGAGCACATCGCTCGCAAAGAGATCATGGGCCACTATTGGCCGTATTATGTTTACCATCCTGATCCTGACTTCAAAGGGGATGAGTGATGAATCAAGCCATATGTTCAGTATGTGCCGCCATCTTAGCTGGCGTCAAATTCGATCTTACAACCGGCGTCATTGTGTTCCTATGTTTGGCAGCAATCTCACCTTCTAACACGGATTAAAGCTATGACTGATCTCTTAATGCCAAGACGCAAGTTCCTCACCGGCCTGTTCGGCCTGATAGCAGCGCCTGCGGTTGTCAAAGCTGCTAACATCATGCCGGTGAAGGTAATCCAGCCAAAATGGTATTTGGATGATGGTCTGCCGCTTCAAACTATGGCGCATCCCGTTCGCGCAGGCAGTCGCATCAATCTTGCCGAACTGCGCGAGTTTCTTAGGCCCGGCATAGAGCAAATGATTGACGATATGTACAAATCGAACCCCGGCCAGTGGGAAAACGTCTTTGAATCAAGAGGGTTGTGATGAATGATCCAGCATCTAAACGCATCAAAAAGACGCTCTACATCAACATAGGCAAAGATGACGTTTATGTTGAAGCATTTACGATTAAAAAGGCTGCGGACTATTGGGCAAACTTTCGTGTTCAGAAACCTGCTGCACGTTTGAAGATTGAAGTTGAATATGAAGAAGGGGAGAACTTTAATGACTGAATTGATAATGCCTCGCCGGCAATTCCTCAAAGGGTTGATCGGTCTTGTTGCTGCGCCTGCGGTTGTTAAAGCGGCGAACATTATGCCAGTGAAGGTGATGCCACCGGAATTGGTTGTTGAACGGTATGCTTTTCGTGAGGTTGCATTGGGCTATAGCATCACTCGCAAAGAGGTTGACGATGTGCTGTGGAACACACAAAATGACTGGATGCATCGTGCTTTGACTGAGTCATTCCAGCAGACGAAAGAAATCTGTGCTGCGAACATGCTCGATGGTTCGAGTGGGCTGTTGGTTAAAACGATAAAAGTGCTTCGATCTTCGTGATTGGGTTGAGAAAGGTGTGCATGTTGTTGACTAGGCACAACAAAACAAGGTTTATCGTTAGTTTTCCAGTTTGATTCCATTTCCATTCTTACCCCCTATTCCCTAAACTCTCGAGAAGAGAGAGAGAGAGAGAGAGATAGTAAGGGAATAGGGGGAATTGGGGGTCAAAATGGAAATGGAATCAAAATGCATGGAGTTTGGGTGAAATGACTGAATCAGAGTTCAAACAGTGGTTTCGGAAGCAATGGGCTGGTTGGGTTGAGAGCTATGAGCCTCGGCGCGGTTCGGGCATTGGCATTCCTGATCTTCAGATTGTTGCTGGCGGTCGCATTGTGCCAATTGAGCTGAAGGTCGGAACAATCAAAGATGGTGTGTTGTATCCGCGTGAGGTTCGTCCTGTGCAGGTCGCGTGGCATCGCAAGCTTAATGAATGGGGCATTGCATCTGTATTGCTCATTGGTGTGTATGATTTTGTTGCGGACGATTTTGTGGCATGTGCTGTTGATGCCCAATATATGCGCAACTGGCGCAATGGATACAAACATTATATCAAACTGCCTGTGAATGACAAAGCTCTATTCAATCACGTGTTTGCATCTTGGTGTCGAGGGAACAGTGCATCTGCACAATCTTCGAACTTGTAGCTTTTCTTTTTCGAACTTTTGGCGCATCTTAATGCTACGTTGTCTGCTGTCGCTAGCAGGGGAAAACAGTGGCAAAGAAACGCACACACAATCGCAACTTCGTGTCCAAAGAAATCGACCGCGAGGTTTTTGACGCGATCCTGTTCCGAATGATGAACGGCGAAGCTGTCACAAAGATCTGCAGAGAAGAAGAGCAGCCGCATTACTCAGTGTTCATGAACTGGGTGCGCAACGACCAAGATCTATTCGACCAATACTCGCGAGCTAGAACGATTCAGTCCGACTATTTCTTTGACGAGATGGTCGAGATTGCTGACAGCGAAGCGGACATCCGCCGTGCACAGGTCAAGATCGAAGCTCGCCAGTGGCATGTGGGCAAGATCTCGCCGCGCAAGTATGGCACTCGGATCATGAGCCAGATTGACGCGACCGTCACGCACAATGTCAAGCCAGATTTGTCGAGGCTCTCTGCGGATGCTCGCGAGGAGCTGCGAGTGTTGTTGATCGAGCAGATGCGATCTGCGCCCAAGACGGTTGACTCATATGCTGTCGAGGTCGATGAATGAATGTTCGGCAGGACATCAACTCGCTGCTGCGCAATTACTCAGCCGAGGATTTGCTGGACGAAACCAATCGCATGACCTACGAGGAGGATTTCTATTCCTTCTTTAAGGGCGGATGGCGCAACTTCGATCCATCCCCGTTCATGGATGGTGTCGCTCTTGAGGCGGTAGCCTATCATCTCGAGGCTGTCATTAGCGGCGACATCAGGCGATTGATCATCAACATCCCACCTCGCATGTCCAAGAGCTCGCTGACGTCCGTCGCGCTGCCAGCGTGGACTTGGGCGCGCAGATGGGAGAGTCCCACCAGCGGACCCGGCGTGCAGTTCCTGCATGCGTCCTACAGCCAACAACTGTCACTGCGCGACTCAGTCAAGTGTCGCCGACTCATTGAGTCGCCATGGTATCAAAAGTACTGGGGCGATCGGTTCCGTCTGACATCAGACCAGAACACTAAGACCCGGTTTGACAACAGCCGGTCTGGCTCGCGCCTGTGCACCTCTGTCGGATCAACGCTAACTGGTGAAGGCGGCAACATCATCATCGTGGACGATCCCAACGCAGCGCAGGAGGCGTTCAGCGAGGCGACAATCAACACGACCATCGAGTGGTGGGACACTGCGCTGAGCACCCGACTCAACGATGCTCGTGTTGGAGCCTTCATCATCATCCAGCAGCGACTGGCCGAGGACGATCTGACTGGCCACATCCTCGCCAAGGACGTTGGCGACTGGACGCACCTGATGCTGCCGATGCGCTACGAGATGGAGCGCCACACGCACACCGTCATCGGCTGGCATGATCCGCGTGGGGTGAGCGACGAGGGCATACCGCTGGTCACAGTGCTGCCGGATGGCATGCGCGTGCCTGCCTCGGCCGAGGCTGCAGAGATCCTGCGCGAGCGGGAGGGCGAGCTGCTCTGGCCAGAGCGGTTCGGCGAGACAGAGGTCGCCCAGCTTGAGCGGACGCTCGGACCCTTTGCGGCTGCAGGCCAGCTCCAGCAGCGCCCAGAGGTGAAGGGCGGTGGCATCATCAAGCGTGACTGGTGGCAGGTCTGGGAGAACGAGGCCAACGAGCTGCCCATGTGCGACTACATCGTCGGGTCACTCGACACGTCTTACACCGAGAAGCAGGAGAACGACCCGTCGGCCATGACCATATGGGGAGTGTTCTCTGCCGAGAGCACGTCGTACGCTGGCAACATCGCGAGCAATCGCAAAGGCCTAATCAACCTGACCGACAACGCCCAACGCTTTGACGAGGCATCGCAGGTCAGGTTCAACCTCGCCAGCTCCCACAACTCAGCGCTCAAGGTTGTCCTGTTGTATGCGTGGGAGGAGTGGCTCGAGTTTCCTGAGCTGGTCAAGAAGGTTGAAGATTCTGCTCGCAAGTTTAAAATGGACCGGCTGCTGATCGAGAACAAGGCAGCTGGCCACAGCGTCGCACAAGAGATCAGGCGCATGTTTAGCTCGTCCGACTTCGCTGTGCAGCTAGTCGATCCCAAAGGCGTCGACAAACGGTCTCGTGTGTACGCCATTCAGCACATGTTCTCTGAAGGCTTGGTCTATGCGCCCAATCGGGCATGGGCCGAGAAGGTGATCGTCCAGACGGGCATGTTCCCAAAGGCGAAGCACGACGATCTAACTGACACTGTGAGCATGGCACTCAGCCATTTGCGCACCACTGGCATGCTCCAGCGTTCCGAAGAGATCACGCATTCCGTCACTGAGTCCATCCGCCATCAAGGCAAACCTCCTGAACCTCTTTACCCGGTGTGATCATGCAACGTGTTTTGTGCAATGCGACCATTGATGTCCGAGATGATGGCAAGTATTCTGTTGACGTCGTCGGCAAAAAGCCGCACGATCATGCGCGGAATTACGTGGTTGACGCAAAGAGCGAGACAGAAGCTGCGATGGGATGCATCCAACGATTCGTCGCAGAGATGGAACAGCTCGATGCGGAAGGAACTGACCAATGCCAATGACTCCTGGCCTTGTGCCCAATCTTCGCCTTGACGATCAGGAAAAGCAGCAGCCTGCCTTGCCTGACATTCTCATTGAGATGCTGGGTGACGATCCCGACAAGCCCAAGATGGACCAGAAGGGCAATGTGCTCGAGATCGAGCATGGCGATGGCTCCATCTCGATCAGCCTCGATGGCCGACCG